GATACTAAGTTTAAATCAGATAAGGTAAGAATATTTTGGTGCGGTTCAGTTAGTCACGAAAGCGATATTAAGATATTAAGAGAACCACTTAAAAGATTAACAGGTAATATTCAAATGGTAATGGGTGGTTATAATGATAGCGATCCTTATACTAAATCAATATGGGATAGAATGTTTTCAATGTATGCCGGTAAACATCCGTACATTAAATTACATTCTGCTAGTCCTACTCAGTATATGGATATGTATAATTATGCTGATATTGTTTTGATTCCTTTAGAAGATTCAGATTGGCACGGATGCAAAAGCAATTTAAAAATACTAGAAGCTGCAGCAAAGAGATTACCAGTTATTTGTTCAAACGTAGCACCTTATAATATGGATGCTGATGCACCTGTATTATGGGTTAATAATCAAAAAGATTGGTTTAAGTACATTAATTTATTAATCAATAATCCAAGCCTAAGGGAAAATTTAGGTAACGAACTTTATGCGTGGGCGTCCAAAAGGTACAACTTCAAAGAAATTAATCAGCAGCGATACGAAGCCTATCGCAAAATTATCAAATGAGATATTTGATAGACACCGGCATTACTATGATTTCTACCATAGAACTGGAGAGATAGTAAACTTTTATCACGATGTTCAAAGTGAACTTTTAAATGAATATCGTAGATTAAAAGATGAATACTATCATTACAATACAAATTGTCCAGTATGTGTAATAGAATTTTTAAATACAATATACCGATGGTATGACAACATTTAAGCATAGTGGAGCAACAGGAGATTTAATATTTAGTTTACCAACCATTAAAAAGATGGGTGGCGGTACTTTATATATTACTCCTTATAATTTACAAAGAGCAGAAAGCATTGCTCCTTTAGTAAAGATGCAGCCATATATTGAAGATGTTATCATATCAGACAATTTACCTTATATAGATGTTGACCTAAATAAATTTAGACAATATGCAAGTCATCACTTCAATATCATTGAGGCGCATTTAAAAGCACAAAATTTGGAGGATAATACTTGGAAGGATGGTTGGCTTACTTTAAATAAAAAAGACTTCTATATTCCTTATTCTTATTCGGTAATAAATACAGGCAGCAATTATCTTGATCCTAATTTTGACTGGCATAAAGAGATTAGATATTTATTAAGCATAAGTGAGAAAGTATTTTATTTAGGTTACAAACAAGAGTTTGATAAATTAAACACAAATGAAGCAGAGTTTTTTGATTGTGATTTTTTAACTGCAGCAGAAATGATTTACAATGCTGAAATGTTTACAGGTGGTTATTCTGCTTTATCAACCATAGCAATGGGATTAGGAATTAATTATAGAATGGTTCAAGCACCCGGACATACCTGCAGTAGTTTATTAATGGAACGAGAAAAAATAGTTAATATATGTCACTAGAGAAACAACCACACGGAGGATATTTAAACCGATACGAGAAAGGGGCAGCTTGGAAAGGTAATCGTAATGGCAGACCTAGAAAGTATATCACAGAACTTGCACCACACGGATATAAGAATGCACAAGTAATGGATTGCATTCAGGTATTAATGGCAATGACTGTTGATGAACTTAAAGCGGTATGGGATAACAAAGAAAGCACAATATTAGAAAAGACTTTGGCTAATGCTTTAATTAAATCAATGGCTAAAGGATCATTGTATTCAGTAGACACTTTACTAAGTAGAGTTTATGGTAAGCCAAAAGAAACTACTGCAGTAACACAGGATTCAAAAATAGAGGTAGTATTTGTTAAGGGTAAAACAATATTATGATTTTAGAGTTACCAGAAGCGCATATTAACCAAACTAAAATACTTGAATCAACTGCAAGGTTTAGAGTAGTTATGTGCGGAAGGCGATTTGGTAAGTCTGAACTTTCACAGGTAGAAATAATTAGCAATGCTTTACAAGGAATGAACGTTGCTTATATCACTCCTACCTATAAACTAGCTAAAACATTTTTTGAGAAACTTACTCAATGCGTACCTTTTGAAAATAACAAAAGCGATTTAACGATTCACTTTCCAAATGGAGGCACAGTCGAATTCTTTACAGGAGAAAGACTAGATAATCTAAGAGGTAGAAAGTTTCATTTAGTTGTAATTGATGAAGCCAGTTTTATATCTGATTTACAGGATGGATGGTTAAATTCAATTAGACCTACTTTAACCGATTTTCAAGGCAGAGCATTATTCCTATCTACACCAAGAGGAAAGAATTATTTCTATTCTCTTTATATGAAAGGCGGTCAAAGAGATTGGGAAAGTTTTAAGTTTACTACCTACGATAACCCTTATATCTTAACATCAGAAATTAACGATGCAAAAGCGCAATTACCAAATACAGTATTTGAGCAAGAGTATATGGCTAATCCTATGGAGAATGCAGCTAATCCCTTTGGTGCTGAACATATTACAAAGTGTACTTGCAGTTTAAGTTTAAATGAACCTATGTTTTATGGAATAGATTTGGCAAAGTCTTTTGACTGGACTGTGATAATAGGATTAGATAGCGAAGGTAAGGTTTGTCACTTTGATAGATTCCAAAAGGATTGGCTACAAACAAAAGAAACAATTAAACAGATACGAAAGCATAAACATATTTTTATTGATAGTACTGGAGTAGGCGATGCAATAGTTGAGGACTTACAAAAGTACTTTAACGATATGACAGGATTTAAATATACATCAACCAGTAAGCAGCAGTTAATGGAAAGTCTTGCAAGTTCAATTCATAAAAAAGAAATAGGATTCCCTGAAGGTGCAATCAAAGACGAATTAGAAATATTTGAATATCTATTTACTTCTACAGGGGTAAGGTATTCAGCACCGGCAGGATTCCACGATGACTGTGTTAATGCTCTTGCTTTAGCTAATAAATGCCGGATAGAAAACAGAGGAAGTGGTCAATATCACTTTATTTAATTACATTTTTCAAAAACTTATATAATAGATTATGACAATTAAGCAATTTCAAGAATTGTACTATGTAGCTACATCAGAAGATATGGACTTTGATAAGTCTATTAAGATGGTAGGAATTGTAACAGGAAAGACACCTGAGCAAGTAGAAAAAATGTCAATGAGGAAGTTTAATATTTTATGTGGTGCTATACATAATCACTTTAAAATATTTGAGAAAGATTTGTTGAAGGGTAAACCTAAAAAAATAGTTAGGGTAGGAAAGCGATTTTATAGAATAAATTATGATGTAACTAAATGTAAAGCAAGTACTTATGTAGAGGTATCTACCTTTAGTACTGATATTATTCAGAACTTACATAAGATAATGGCATCAATAGTTACACCTGTTAAATTTAAATGGGGTAAGTGGGTAGAACACGAAGAACTATCAAGTGACTTAGAGAAAATGAATTTTGAGGTTGCATATCACGCAGCGGTTTTTTTTTACACTTTATTCAACGTATCAATGCAGGTTATCCAGCCTTATTTGATAAACGAGATGAAGAGCAAGGGGATAGCAGAAGAACAAGCGAAGGAGATGTTGACAACTTCACAAAGCATTTTGGATGGCTTTATAATGCCAAAATGGTCGCAGACTTCGAAGGAATACCTGTTGAATCGGTTTGGAGTTTAAAAGTAATTCATTTTTTAAATGATCTGCTTTACTTAAAATTAAAATTAGAAAAGGATAATGAGCATAACAAAAAGTCAAATTGATGCAATTGCCAAAGGTAAGGTAACTGGAGATATAGAATTTGGCGATAGTAAAGTCATTGATTTAAATGATGTTACATTATCATTCTTTGAAAGATATTCAGCAATTTATGTAAAAGCAATAGCAGAAAGCATAAATAAAAATGAAGTAGTTGCTAGTGGTAATATGCTTAAAGGAGTAGACCCTGAGGTTTCTAAAGATGGAAATACTTTAAGAATCTATATGGCTAACTACTATGACTTTGTAAATAAGGGAGTTAAAGGTGTTAAAAATTATAAGAATGCACCTAACAGTCCTTATAAGTACAAGAATTATGGAATGAGTGAGGAAGGCAGAAAGAGTATTAAACAATATATTCAAAGTGGTAAAGCAAAGATAAAAGTAGCAACTAAAAAAAGCACAGTTAATGCAGTAGGTCAAGAAAAAAAGAAAGTTAATTTATTAGATTTAAAAACTGAAGCATTAGTTTATTTAATTAAAAAATATGGTATTAAGACAACTAACTTCTTTGATGAGGCAACCGATAAAGTACAAGAAGAAATGATAAAAGATTTAGGCGAAGTAATGGCACAAACAATAGTTATTCAAATAGGAAATCCTAAAAAGAAATGAGTATAACAATTAATACAAATCCTGCAAGTGGTTCAACTGTTCAGGATGACTTATGGCACATAGCAACAAGTACTGCATCCGGCAGCACAGATATGAAATACATATTTGAAGTTTATGTAGGTGGAGTAAAAAAAGTATCAGTAAGACAATTCCCTGAACCTTCTAATGGTAAAGCATATTTTAATGCCGGTGCTACAGTTCGGAATTCAATAACTTTTAACTGGTTTGAACCACTAGGAACTGCTTTTGTATATCAGCCTAATGTTACAGGGGAAATGGGTGTTCAGTATCAAATAAGAGTAGGAGAAGAAATAAGCGGAGTTACTACATTAAATCTAGCATCAGCAACTACAAGTGCCTATAATTTTAAAGCACCTTTATTTCAAAGGAGAGTAATATCATTACAAGATAAATTAAATAAGTGGTTGACTAACAGACCATTATATGCCAATACTAAATTAGGAGAGAATCTATATATACCATTCTATACAAATACAAGTGTAAATTTAAAATGCACAACTTTTGATGCTGCAAATAATCAGATAGCAACTGCATCAGGAAGTACTACTGCAGTACCAAATGGATTTATACAAATGAATATAGGAAGTGCTGCAATTTCAACTAACTTAGGAATAACAATTAATGATAGTGTTAGATACTATGATGTTTGGTTTAATAGCTTTGACAAGATACGAGTTTATATAGTTTGTAATCCTAAGTATGAACCTATCAATATTCATTTTATGAATGCTTGGGGAATGTGGGATAGTTTAAGATTTGATTTAGTTAGCAAACTGAATATGAATGTAGAAAAAAAATCATTTGAGCAAAGAGATTATAGATTTAATGGTAATTCAGTAGACTACAAAAGCACATCTAATAGGTATTATGAAGGCGCAACTAATTATAGTATTAAATCTACTTTTAATTATAAGCTAACTGCAGATGCTTTAACAGATGATGAATATACTTGGATGGCAGACCTTATATCAAGTCCTCAAATATTAATGGAGATAGATGGTTACTTCTATCCAGTTACCTTAATAGATAATAATTATGAATTTAGTAAAATTGTATTTAACAAATTAAAGGCATTAGAACTTACATTTAATATGAATCAAAACAGATATTCCCAATTAAGATGACAAGAATATTTATAGAGAAAAACGAGTTAGATATTGATAAAGGTTTAAGTAATCAAATTACATATTCTGTAAGTGATTTAAAAAACTTAGATAGTAAGACAACTGCATTCAGTAAAACTATTATATTGCCGGGAACTGCAAACAATAATAATATACTAGGTAATATATTTGATTTAAATAATGCAAATTTTACTAATGATTTACTACCAAATGTAGGCTATAATTATAATGCAAGTAAGACTGCCTTATGTTCTATTGAAGTAGACAGAATGACTGTTATTAAAGGAGTTTTTAAATTACTAGAAATAATAGTTGACGGAAAGAATGTAGAATATGAGTGTAGTGTTATTGGAGAGTTAGGTGGTTTCTCAATGAAGTTAGGTGCAAAGAAAATAGAAGAATTAGATTTTAGCGCATACAATCATACATATAGTTATCAAAACATTGTAGCAAGTTGGGATAACTGGCAAGGTGGAAGCGGTTATTACTATCCCCATATTGATTATGGTTTGTATTCAACAGACAAGCATAATTGGCAGTATGGAACATTTAGACCTGCCTTATTTGTAAAAGAATATCTACAAAAAATATTTGCAGCAGCAGGATATACTTATGAAATAACTTGGGGCGGTACTGCAGAATCGAATAGGTTTAAATCTTTAATAATTCCTTTTAACAAAAAGAAATTAACTAAGTCGGGAACACAACAAGTAGGATGTACACCTATAAATACTACAGGATGTATAGATCAGTTATATCCAATGCCTATTTCTTGGGAAAATTTTAGTGGAACAAACTGGACTATTAATGGTGGAACTACTGGAAGTGTTTTTACTTATGTAGGATTAGACCCTACTAATGTAACGTTTAAAGTTGACATAACATTTACGGCTACTACAACTAACACACCTGTTAATAATGGTATTTATATAGAAACTTTAAAAAATGGTGTGGTAATAGCAGGATCGACAAGATTTATTCCACCATTCTCAGGTACTGTAAATGATTTTTATATTGTCAATTTAGTAGATGAACCTATTGTAACAGGAGATTATTTTTCAGTACAAGCAAGGGCAGATGATACAGGTAATTGCTATGATAGTTTAGTTAATCAAGCAGGTACAGTAAGTATTAGTTCAGATGCACCAATTACATTAAATGTTAATTTAGGAGATACAGTTTCTTTAAATGATTGCATACCACCAAACATTTTACAAAAAGATTTCTTTGCTTCTTTATTAAAATTATTTAATCTATATGTAGATGAAAATAGATTTGAAGAAAAGCATTTAATAATTAAACCATATACAAGTTATTATGATGGAAGTGTAGAAGATTGGAGTGATAAAGTAGATAGGTCAAAGCCAATAAGACTAAAACCTATGTCAGAATTAAATAGTCGTTACTATTCTTTTAAATATAAAGATGATAGTGATTATTGGAATGAATTATATAGAAAGAGATATAATGAAGGATATGGCAGTAGAATATTTGATAGTGAATATGAATTTTCTAAAGAAACTGAAAGTGTAGAAATAGTTTTTTCTCCAACAGTATTAGTAGGAATAACTGATGAAGATAAAGTTTATAGTACTATTTATAAGTTCACAAATACATTAGAAGAACGTATAGATAGTAATATAAGAATATTACAAGCAAAGAAAGTAACAGGAGTAACCAGTTGGAATTTATTAGATGGAGGCACAACCTTGCAATCTTTAACTAAGTATGGTTATGCAGGACATTTTAATGACCCTGATGCAGTAGCTAATGATTTAAACTTTGGCGCACCAAGAGAATTGTTTTTTATTTTAGTTAGTGGAGCAATAAATGTAAATCAATTTAATGTTTATTACAGTCCTTATATGGCTGAGATAACAGATAAAAATAGCAGGTTATTAACTTGCAATTTAAAGTTAAGTGATACAGATATATATAATTTAAACTTTGCTTCATTTAAATATATAGATGGTGGTTTATATAGATTAACTAAATTAATTGATTATACACCTGAAGCGAATGAAACAACAAAAGCAGAATTGCTAAGAGTAATTAATAAAGTATATTAAGATGGCAGATAAAACAGTTGCGTTAACCATAACTACCGATTCTAAACAAGCAGAAGCATCGGTAGGAAGTTTTAAAAAACAATTAAGAGAGGCGAATGCTGAATTAGTCAATATGGCTATGCAGTTTGGCGAAGCATCTACAGAAGCAGTTAATGCAGCAAAGAAAGTTGCACATCTTAAAGATGCTATTGGAGATGCAAAAGCACTTGCAGATACGTTTAACCCTGATAAAAAGTTTGTAGCATTAGGTGGTGCTTTACAAGGAGCAACTGCAGGATTTAGTGCGCTGCAAGGTGCAATGGGTTTATTTGGAGATGAGAATAAAGATTTAGAAAAGACTTTGTTAAAAGTACAAAGTGCAATGGCTTTGCAACAAGGTATATCTGGATTGTATGAAGCAAGAGATGCCTTTGGTTTATTAAAAGATGGAGCAGTAAGGGCATTTCAGGCGATTAAAGGGGCAATTGGAGCAACTGGTATAGGTTTACTTGTTATTGCATTAGGAACGATTGTAGCCTATTGGGATGATATTAAGGGAGCAGTTAGTGGAGTAAGTGAAGAACAAAAGAAACTTACAAAAGCATCACAAGAGAATTTAGCAGCAGAGAAAGAAAAATTAAGTGAAATTGGTAGTCAAGATAACATATTAAAACTACAGGGTAAGAGTGAGAGAGAGATTTTAATGATGAAGAAGAATCAGGTAGTTGCAGTTATTAAAGCAACTGAAGCTACTATTCTTCAAGATAAAATTACTACAAAAGCGCAAGTTGATGCAGCTACTAGAAATCAACATTTTTTAAAAGGGTTATTAGATTTAGTATTCTTACCACAAAAGTTATTGTTTGAATATTCTTCTAAGGCTATTAATAAATTAATTGAATTATTAAATAAGATACCCGGAATTAAAATAGACTTTAAGATTAACGACCAGTTAGCAGATAATGCAACTGATTATATATCAAAATTAGTATTTGATCCTGAAGAAATACAAAAGAAAGCAGATGCAGCAGCGGAAGTAAACCAAAAAGCAATTAAAAAACTTCAAAATGATGCTGCAGGTTATCAGTTATCTGTTAATTCAATAGATAAACAAGCTAAAGAGAATGCCTATGTAGATAGGATGAAAGGATTGCAACAAACTAAAATTGATACAGAATTATTTGAAACAGAAGCAGCACAATCTAAAGTTCAAATAAGTGCAAATGCAGCCAATGCTATTTTAGAAAAAACTAAAATGACAGAAGAACAAACTGCTGCATTGAGAAAGAAATATGCTGAAGAAGATGCAAGAGATGCACAGATAGCACAAGATGCTAAAATTAAAGCTACAGTAGATACTTTAAATATAGTAAGTGATGTATTAGGTAAAGAAAGCGCAGCAGGTAAAGCATTGGCAATTAGTGGTGCTTTAATAAATACATATTTAGGTATTACTGCAGGAGTTAAGTTAGGATTCCCTGCAGCTATTCCGGCAGTATTGGCAGCAGCAGTAACTGGTTTTAAAGCAGTTAAAAGTATAATGTCAACTAAAATACCGGGAGCAGCCAGTAGTTCTGCAGGTGGTTCAATGTCAGCACCTACAATGTCAAGTGCAACTGCACCAATAACACCACAAGCGCAAACAACAACTTTGTCTACTCAATCTATTAATCAAATTGGAGTAGCAAGTTCAAGGGCATTTGTATTAGAAAGTGATGTAAGTAGTAACCAAGAAAGGACACAGAGATTAAATAGAGCAGCAAGAATAAATTAAACAACAAGTATTTAATTATATATTATAAATATGAAATTGCCTATTTACGATTTAATTATAAATCAAGATGAGAATAATGATGCTGAGGTTTCTTTTGTGGCACTTGTTGACAGTCCGGCGATTAAAAAGGACTTTATTGCTTTTAAAGAAGAATTTATAGACCCAAATAAAGGAGAACAAAAAGACGAGTTTTTAAGTCGTTGCATTAGTTATGTAATTAATGAGGGTAAAGAAACAGAACAAGCGGTTGCAATATGCAATAGCTTATGGGAGCAGCATTTTGCTGAAGATAGTTATACAGATTATCCGAAACAAGCAAGTGAGAATGCAAAGGCTGCCTTAAGATATGCTGAAGAATATGGATGGAAAGAATGTGGCACTCCAGTAGGTAAAGCAAGAGCAAACCAATTAGCAAACAATGAGCCAATAAGTAGAGATACTATTGCTAGAATGGCATCTTTTGAAAGACATAGACAAAATTCTAATAAAGAATTAGGAGATGGATGTGGTAGATTAATGTGGTTAGCTTGGGGTGGAGATGCAGGAATAGAATGGGCAACAAGAAAGTTAAAACAAATAGATAAGTTTGCAGCTATAAAAATATCATTTGATTATGATGATACATTAAGCACAAGCAAAGGTAAAGAATTAGCAAAGAAAGAAATTGAGGCAGGTAATATAGTTTTTATTATTTCAGCAAGAAGCGATAAAAGTCCTATGCTATTAGTAGCAAAAGAATTAGGAATTCCTGAAAGTAGAGTATATGCAACAGGAAGTAATAAAGCTAAGATTGAAAAGGTTAAAGAATTAAACATAGCAAAGCACTATGATAATAATGCAGATGTAATTAAAGAACTTGGCAGTATAGGAGAGAAATTTAGTATAATGGCATTTGCTATTCAGTCAGAAAGCGAACATATTATTACTGGTCCGTTAATGATTCCTCAACAATTAATTTATAGAAATTCAGAACAGTTTGGAGAACACTATGTAAAGTTTTCAGTTGATACCATTAAACAGATTGCAATTAAGTTTAGCAAGAAGGGATATCAAAAGAACGTTAACCTAATGCACGAAGCAGATATGCAAGTTGATGGAGTTACAATGTTTGAGAGTTTTATTAGTGATTCTAAAAGAGGTATTAAACCAATGGAAGCATTTAAAGACTTGCCAGATGGAACTTGGTTTGGTAGTTTCTATGTAGAGAATCCTAAAGTATGGGAGATGATTAAACAAGGAAATGTAAAGGGATTTAGTGTAGAAGGAATGTTTGATTATGAAGCACCTATGAGTGAAGACCAAAAACAACTAGCAGAATTAAGAGAAATTTTAAACAGTTTTTAAAAATCAATATAATAGTATTATGGAAGCAAAAGAAATTTTACAAAAAGTAAAGCAATATTTTAACGAATTAGCTGCTGCACCTGAAGTTGACAAAATGATTGAAGCCACAGAATATGAATTAAAAGATGGTGGTAAGGTTATGATTGATAAACTAGAGGTAGGCGGTATTGTTATGATTGACGGTAATGCAGCATTGCCGGGCGAAGCTGAATTAGTAGATGGTTCAAAAATGACCATCGGAGATAACGGAGTTATTACTGCTATCGAAGTTGCAATGCCTGAAGAAGTTGCCCCTGTTATGGAAGATATGGGAACTAAGTTTGCAGCATTTGAAACATTAACAAGCGAGAAATTTGCTAATTATGAAATTAAGTTTTCTGCATACGAGCAACGTTTTGCTGATTATGAAGTTAAAATGAAAAAAGCAAACAAAGTAATTGATGAACTTTTAAAATTATCAACTTTACTTGTGGAAGCACCAGTACAAGCACCTGATAATTCAGTAAGAACTTCAAATGCTTTTAAAGAAGTAGAAGAAAAGAAAACACTAAATATTTTATTTAACTAAACAATTATAAAAAAATGGCATTAGCTTTTAGCGGATTATCCGCATACACAAAACAACTTGTTAAACCTCTATTGACTAGCGCAGTATTTGAGGCTAAAACACAACAATTAATTCTTGCAAATGGTATCGTTATACCGAACGTTAAAAGTTCAGTAGCTATTCCATTGATGGAAACAGATGCAGTATTTGCTGCTCAATCTTGTTCATTTGATGCTTCAGGAACAACTACTTTCTCTCAGAGATCAATTACAGTAGGTAAAATTAAAGTAGAAGAAAAAATTTGCCCTAAAGATATGGAAGCATACTTTACACAAGAGGCATTGAAAGCAGGTTCTACTTACGAAGATTTTGGTAATGCAGATTTCCAAAAAGCATTCTTAGATAAAAAGAATTTGCGTATTGCTGCACAACTTGAAACTGCAATATGGCAGGGAGATGCAACAGGTGCAACTGCAAACACAAATAAGTTTGATGGTTTACAGAAGTTAATTGCTGCAGGTTCTCCAGTTGATGCAAACGTTTCAGGATATACAGGTGTAACTGGTTCTCCAATTGCAACAATTACTGCATCTAATGTAGTAGCTGCAACTGAAGGTATTTATAAAGCAATTCCAGTTCAAGTATTAGCTAAAGGAGATGTTAAAATATTTGTTGGTAATGATTGGTATCGTTTATTGATTCTTGCTTACAGAGCATTGAATTTGTTTGCTTACAATCCACAAGATTCACAAGCTGCTTCATTTATCCTACCGGGTACAAATGTAGAGATAGTTAGTGTAAATGGTTTGAACGGAACAGGAGATGCTTATGCAATCAGTCTTTCAAATATGGCTTTAGCGGTTGATTTGGTTGATGAAGAAGGTTCATACAAAATGTGGTATTCTGAAGATAATAATGATGTACGTTACCGTGTAGAATTTAAAATCGGTGTAAACGTAGCTTTCACAAATGAGTGTGTAAAGTTCATCGCAGGAATCTAATTTTCTAACATAGGGAGGTAGTTTCTATCTCCCTTATTAATATTATAATTTATGCCTTGTGCAATAGTAAGCGGTTATACAATAGATTGTAGAGAATCTGTAGGTGGAATCGATGCAGTTTTTTTCGCAGAATATGGAAATGTCACTCCACTTGATGCAAGTGGAATAGTTACAGGAATAACAAAAGTTGCAGGAAAAAAATTCTTTAAATTTGAAATACCTACAAAATCAAGTGCAGTTGCTTCTAGCAATCCAACAGGTTCGATTGAGAATGGCACTTTATTTTATGAGCAAACTTTGGATTTTCCAGTTAATAAAAGAGATGCTACAACTAGGAATATTGTTACTACTTTGGCTAAAAATAAAGTGGTTGCAGTTACACTTGATAAAGATGGTACTTATAGACTTTATGGTAAAGGTGCAGGATTGTACTTAGTAGCAAGTACTGGAACAAGCGGTGCTGCTGCAGGAGATGCTCAGGGATATATGTTGAAATTTGAAGGTACAGAAAAGGAAGATTTCTTTGAAGTTACAAATGCAATAGGTTTAGCCTTAACAACTGCAGGATAGAGTTTTTTAATTTTTAATTTATGCCCCGACCGATAAAAAAAGTCGGGGTTTTTTTAGTATGATTAATTTAACAAAAGGACTTACTCAAACAATTTATTTCACAGGTACTGAAAAGGCTACTATTAGTAACCCTTTCTTTTTATTTGTGTTTATCCACAGAGTAACAGGCGATGTGGTTAAGTTGATGGCTACAAATCAAAGTATAACTGGCAGATACGATAAATTTGCTTTTACAGTTAATAACTATTTTGATTTAAAAGAAGAAGGATTTTGGAGTTATACGATTCATCAAAAAGTATCTTCAAGTGATTTAACAGTTGCCGGATTGATTGTAGAAGAAGGTTTTATGTATTTAAATCCTGCTACACCATTTGAGCCAACTAAATACGAAGAACAAAATAATAATTTCGTTACTTATGGACTATAAAAATATTATCACAATAAAATTTGCACAAGCAGAGCAACCACGATTTGAAGAAAAGAGGGCAAAAGGTTATGTAGAATTCGGTCATCATAATAATTACCCTGAATACTTAATAGGATTATTTAATGAAAGTCCTAAGCACGGAGCAATTATTAAAAGCAAAACAAATTATATATTCGGTCAAGGATGGGATGGAGTAGACCAAAAGGCAAATATTAAAGGAGAAACGTGGAATCAAATTACTAAAAAATGTATATTAGATGATGAACTTTTTGGTGGTTATTATCTACAAATTATTTATAACTTATTAGGACAGATAAAAGATGTATACCACCTTGAGTATCATAAAGTTAGAACTAATAAAGAACAAAATGAATTTCAAGTAAAGAATGACTGGCAAGATAATAAAGAGAAACCTAGATGTTATCCTGCTTTTAATATTAATGACCCTGCCGGAAGTCAAATATTATTTGTAAAACAATACAATCCTAAGTCTGATATTTACCCTTTACCAAACTACTTTCAAGGATTAAATTACATTGAGAGTGATGTACAGGTAAGTAGACATATTTTAGGCAATGCAAAGGATGGTTTTGTTGCTACTACTTTAATTAATTTAAATGGTGGAGAACCGGCAGAGGAAGCAAAAGAAGCAGTTGAAAGAGGAATTAAAAAGAAGTTTACTGGAAGCGAAGGCGATAGAGTAGTTATAATGTTTAACAAGTCAAAAGATAATAGTGCAGAGATTCTGCCTTTATCTTCTACTATGTTAACAAAAGAAGATTTTACAAACGTTAATAATTTAATTCAACAAGAAATCTTTGCTTGTCATCAGGTTACATCGCCTTCTTTATTTGGTATTAAGACAGAAGGGCAGTTAGGTGGTTCAACAGAGATAAGAGATGCTTATAAGATATTTGCCAATACTTATGTTAATGAAAGACAACAAGCAATTGAAGAAGTATTTAATCAGTTATTTAATTATGTAGGTATTAAAGGCGAATATGAATTAATACCAGTTGAACCATTAAGTTTTGAATTTAGTGAGTCAGTAATGGCTGCTAATATGACAAGGGATGAAATTAGAGAGAAATTAGGTTTAGCTTCTGAAATGACTGCGCCTATTTCTACTAATAATTCATTAGCTAATCCTATAGACCAACCTATTTCTGCTTCAAATGATTCTATAAAGAATCTAAGTGGTAGACAATTTCAAAACGTAATGAGGATTGTTAGACAGTTTACTAATGGTAAAATTACAAAGGAACAAGCTGCATTAATGTTAAAGAGTGGGTTTTTATTTACTGATAGTGATGTAAATACTTTTTTAGGTTTAGATTCAGATCCTGCTACATTTTCTGCTGAAGATAGAGATATGGAATTGGTAGAAATGTTTGCCAATTTTAGTGATGAATTAGCTGATTATGAAGTAATAAGTGAAAAATCTGCAAGAGAATTTAATCACTTTGCAGAGATTAAGCAGCTAAGCCAATTAGAAGCAGATATTTTAGGTTATATTAATAAAGATAAGAGAATCACTAGCGAAGGACTTGCACAGGTTTTAAAGGCAGATATAAAGGTTGTAGAGGCAACATTGCAAAGTTTAGTTGATAATAAGATATTAGATGTTAAAGAAGTTAAGATAGGTAAAGATACAGTAATTGAAAGAGTAAGAACAAATGTTGAAGCAGATGCGCCTAAACCTAAAAACTTATTATCTATTGCTTATACTTATGCTTGGAGAAGTATTGTACCAAGTTTAGAAAGGAATACACCATCGCATCCATCAAGAAAGTTCTGTGTTCATATGATGGAACTTGCTAAAACTAAATTATGGTCAAGAGCAAGAATAGAACAAATGAGTGCTGCTTTAGGTTATTCAGTATTTGATAGAGTTGGAGGATTTTGGAATAATGATGGAGAAATAGATACACAATGCAGACACGAATGGAAGGCATTAATAATTCAAAAGAAAAAATAAATGAGCGCAAATATACTTTTTATATCTGAAAATTTAATCAAAAGTAGAACTGGAATAAGTGATGCTATTGATGGTAAACAATTAAAGCCACATATTAAAGTAGCGCAAGACCTATATTTGCAACCTGCTTTAGGTAGTACTTTATATTTACGTTTACAATCAGGAATAGAAGCAAATAATTTATCTGCATTAGAAAAATCTTTATTAGATAATTTTATTACAGATTGTTTGGTATGGTATACTATGAGTTTATTGCCATTTGGTTTAAGTTATCAATTTTTTAGTAAGGGTATTTTACAAAAAACAAGTGAGGAAAGCAATGCTCCAAATAGAGCAGATTTAGAATTGATTGGTAATGAATATAAAAAAACTGCAGAGTTTTACAAACAAAGATTAATTAATTATTTAAGAGAAAACTATTTGTTATTCTCTGAATATTTTAATCCTGCTACCGGATTGGATGTTATATTTCCTGAATTAAAAGCATATACAAGTCCTATTTATTTAGGTAATATTATAGATGGAGTAAGGGTATTTTCTAATAATGCAACTACAGGTGGAGCAACAACTATTTACCATACACCGGCAGCAGGCGACCATAGTTTTTCAGTTGGTGGTTTAACAAATAAAGTAGTTTTAATTGCAATGAGATCAGGATTAGTAAAAGGTATTACAAACTTACCTACTGACAATCCAATGTATTTACAAATTGTTGGTAGTGTAGTTACTTTATCTACTGGAGATGTAACACAAGCAGGAGAGTTATTTTCATTCACAATAAGATAAATTATGGCTTATAAAAAAGCATTAATTCAAAGAGTTTTATTTTATGACTTACAACCAGTTAATAACAACAATAACAAGTCTATTGCAAAGCCACGCAATGATAAAGACTGCAAAGTACGCAACACCGAAAGAGTGGCTATTAAGAGACAGTCAACCTGATTATCCGATAGCTTGTTTTTCTATTAATTCAGGTAGTTTAAATATTGGTAGAGAACAAGTTTTTAATGTTCAATTTTTCTTTTTAGATAAAAGTGGTAAAGAGGCAGAATATGAGAATGATGTAATAAGTGACCAAGTGCAGATTGCTTCTGATATTTTAAGTCTGATGAGAACAAGTAGAAAGATTTACTCAATAGATGATAATGTTACCTTTAATGGTATATCGGATAAGTACGAAGATTATTTAGCAGGAGTAGAGTTAACAATTAATATTTCAACCCAAAACGAATTTACTGGATGCAACGTGCCATTATTATAATTACATTAATACTTTTATCTTTTGGATTAAAAGCGCAGGTTTATCAAGCTATGCCACAGGCAGGTTACGGACCAGTTAAAAGATTTTTAACCGATAGTATATTAACTATTCCGTTAAATATCAATACGTTAAGAAATATAACAGGTGGAAGAGATGCCGGACAGATAAGATATAATGTAACTGATAGTGGACTTTATGTTTATAGCGGTTATCAATGGATTAAAGCAAACTTAGATAGTAGTAATATCTCAAATAGAATTAACGGCAAATTAAATATTTCAGATACTGCAGCAATGCTTTTGCCTTATATGAAATATATTGATACTTTAAGTTTATCTAATAGAATTAATTTAAGGGTAAAATATAGTGATACGGCACAAATGCTTTTACCTTATTTAAGAAAATTAGATACGGCAAGTTTATCTAGAAGGATTGATAAAAAACAAGATTCAATTACATTAACAACTAATTTTAAAAGTGGTGTAGCTACTTTAATAGGTGCTACTTTAAATATTCCAAAATATAGCGATACTTTAAGCGATTCTTATGTACCATATACAGGAGCAACAAAAGATGTTACATTAGGAAACTTTGGATTAAGAGCAAATAAATTAAAGTCTGATTTTTTACTAGAGATACAAAACCAACAAAATATACAAAATGAAACTTTAGATTATACAAGTATAGGAGCAACAAGACAAAGTTTCTCATATTATACTCAATGGATGCAAGGACAAACAACATATACACAAGGTAGTATTTTTATTTATTCTAATTTAGGACAACAAAGTAATACAAGGCTTTATACTTTACCTGTAAGAGATGGTACTTTAGCATTGGTTGAGGACACGGTTAATTTATCAAATAGAATTAATTTAAAGGCAGATAAAGCAACTACAATTACAATTAATTCACAAACTTTTGATTTAAGTGCAAATCGTACTTATACTATTCCTGTTGTTGATACAACTTCTTTATCAAATAGATTAAATTTAAAACTTAATATAAGTGATACGGCAGAAATGCTTAGTAAATATGTACCTTATACTGGGGCTACAAAAAATGTTGCTTTAGGTAATTTTAATTTGTCATTAACTAATTTACAAGTTAATAATATACAAGCAAATAACAATGGAACTGATGACATTGGTGCTGCAGCAGGTTTTACATTTAGAAATGTTTATGCTTATTCATTTATTAAAAGAGGTGGAACATCTAGCCAATTTTTAAAAGCAGATGGTTCAGTTGATTCTAATTCTTATATTAGTGATACAACCTCACTTTCTAATAGAATTAATTTAAGAGTTAAATATAGCGATACTGCAGTTATGCTTAGTCCATATTTAAAGAGTGCAGTTACAAGTGTAGGCTTATCTATGCCATCTGCTTTTACAGTTACTAATAGCCCTGTTACAAGCACAGGAACATTAACAGTTACAGGTGCAGGAACTTCTTTACAATTAATAAATGGTTTAGGAGCATTGCAAACTATTCCAACAAGTTTACCACCATCAGGAAATGCAGGTGGAGATTTACAAGGCACTTATCCAAATCCTACTGTCCATCGCATTCACGGATTTGATATGCAAAGCGGAACACCTGCTGCAGATGATGTTTGGGTATATGGCGGAAGTCCGGCTAAATGGCAGCATCAAAAACTACATTCAAATCAAGTAACAGAAGATGGTAATTTATTTTATACTGAAGGAAGGGTAAGTGCTAACACAGATGTTGCTGCAAATACTGCTGCAAGACATAATGCGGTAACTATTGGAACTGCTAATGGCTTAAGTATATCTACACAAGTTTTAAGTTTAGCAACTGCTTCAACTTCAACTACTGGAGCATTAACTTCTACAGATTGGAATACTTTTAATAATAAAGCAGCAGCACTAAGCGGTACAAATAACACAGTTCCTAAATTTACTTCAGCAACTACGATTGGAAATAGTAATATAAAAGATGATGGAAATGCGGTAAGCATAAGTACAACTGCAGGTTCAAATGGTGCTTTACAAGTAGGTAGTTATGGTGGTAATATTTTAATGAATACTACTAATAGTACAGGTGGATTAATTTTTCAAAATACTTCATCTTCTAATAAATTATGGGATATAAGCAGTTATAATAATGATTTAAATATTAACGAATCAAACGTAGCTTTAGCACCACCTAGAATGATTTTTAAAGCAGGTGGAGATGTAATAGTATCAAGTTTAATTGGTAGTGGCACTCGAATGGTTGTTGCATCTTCTACAGGTATTTTATCTACACAAGCAATTACTGGAGTTGATACAACTTCATTAAGTAACAGAATCAATTTAAAATTAAATATAAGTGATACTGCTTCTATGCTTAGCGGTTATCAAAGCGCAATTAATTCTAAGCAACCACAATTAAGCGGTACAGGTTTTATAAAGGCTAGTGGCACAACAATAAGCTATGATAATAGTACTTATTATTTAGCTTCTAATCCAAATGGATATACAAGCAATACAGGAACGGTTACAAGTGTAGCAACTGGCTTAGGATTAAGTGGTGGTACAATTACAACATCAGGAACTTTATTAGTTGATACTGCTTCTGCATCTATTTTAAGCAGACAAAGAGCAGCTAATACCTATGCAACTACTTCAGCATTAAGTGGATATCTACCATTAACAGGTGGTACACTTACAGGTGCTTTGGGTGGGACAAGTGCTACATTTAGTGGGACTATTAATTCAACAATTACAAATGCTTTAGTATTATCTAATAATACTTCTACCACTCAATATGTTTATACTTCATTAGCAAATAGTGTTGGTAATGCTAGATATGGAGTTGATAATAGTAGTGGGGGTGGATTAGGAACAGGAACAAGTGCAAATTCAGCAGTTTTTGGTAATGCAGGAAATGCAGATGTAGATATTACTACAAACAATATTTCAAGATTAAAAATAGCCTCTACAGGAGCAGCTACATTTAGTTCATCGGTTACTGTTCAATCAGCAGCAGAATTAAGAGTTTATCGTTCAGATAATACACGATATGGAACATTTTATAGTGATAATCTTGCAGTACATATTGCATCAAGTACTGACCCAATAAGAATAACATCTGCTGATAGAACAGAATTTTATAATGTTGGTGTAGAAAGAATGCGTATTACAATTGGCGGCAATGTAGGAATAGGAACTACAAGTCCAAATGCAAAGTTAGAAGTTAATGGTAATATTTACACAACAAGTAACACAAATTTTATTTTATTTGGTACAAACTCTGCTGTAAATCCATACTTACAAGGTGGCTCAGATAATTCTTTTGCTCTTGGAACAGGTAATGCTGCTCGTTTAAGCATATCCTCTACAGGAGCAGCCACGTTTTCTAGTTTAGGCACTGGAACAGTTACGGCATCAAGTGGAACATTATCTACAGTTTCCGATTCATCTTATAAAATAGCCGATGGATTTATTGAAGATGCTTTGCCAAGTGTAATGAATTTAAAGCCTAGATACTTTTATTGGAAAGACAAAAGCGGTTTAGATACTACAATTAGGCAACTTGGTTTCTATGCACAAGAAGTTAATTCAGCAATAGGAGAAGAAGCAGCAAATACACCAAAAGAGAATGCACCTTGGGGTATAACTGATAGGTCATTAATTGCTTATTTAACAAAGGCTATTCAAGAATTATCGGTAAAAAATGAAACATTAATTAAAAGAATAGAAACATTAGAAAACAAATAAAAATCAAATATGAAAAAAACAATCACAACCCTAGTAATGGCATTAAGTATGTCAGTAGCATTTAGTCAAGTATCTGATACGTTAATTGTTAAGATGGACACAACAACTTTTAAAAATGTAATTGCAATTATACAAAAGCAATTGGATTCTAAAGCAGCTTCAAATTATGTTTTAGAAGCATTAAGTAAATATGATTTAATCGCAACAAAGCCTAAAGAAATAAAAAAGTAATATGAAAAAAATAATCCTATCAGCTTTAATCTTGGCATCATTGTCAACAAAAGCGCAAATGTTTAGAAATAGTAGTGATACTGCTATAATTGGAAATGACACAATTTATTATCAAAAAGGAGGCATCTTAATTAAGCCAGTTATAGTTAACTACTTAGGAGATTTAGCTTGGTCATTAAGTTGGACTGCTAACAACTTATCAAGTAACGGAGAAGGATGTAATACCTACGTTACTCTAAGAGGTAAGAACAACAACCAGTTAGCTGATTTTAACTGCTACATTCCGGCATCAGTAGTTGCAGTTTGGGGAATCAGCAATGCTCCAATAGATTCATTTATCTTATCTCAATATCCACGATTTATAAAACAAGACTAATGAACTGGCAGGATTACAAAATATATATTTTAAATGGCTTTGCGCTTTCGGTATCAATGACAAACATTGAAACTTACTTACGCATTACGTTATTAGTATTATCAATAGCTTACACAATTTTTAAACTTTTAAAAAATGATAAAAATGAAAAACTTTAAAACAAGTTTAGCCGGACTTTTAGCCGGTACTCCTTTTATTTTAGATGCTTTGATTCAAGCATATAATGCAGGAACTTTTACGAACAAAAGCGGTTTACAATTAGTTGCTGCTATCGGAGTTGTGCTATTAGGATTATATTCTAAGGATCACGATGTTAAGGGTTTATAGTCTATTAGTAGCAGCTTTCTTATTAGGAGGCTGCTACACCCAAAACAAGGCAGTTAAACAAGTTAACAAGGCATTGGGCAGCTATCCCGAAATAGTGGCTAAAATCGCCTTAGATTCATTCCCTTGTAATGTAATTAAAGTTGATACAATCATCACTCACTTTGATACAACAATCGAGGTAATTTACCCTCACTTTGATACAAGTTTGTCCCAAATAGATACAATTTATAGTACAAAAAAAGTGTACGTAAAATTACCTTACAAGACTGTCTATATTACAAAGTCAGTTGAAAGTACTGCTAAATTAACAATTTTAAATGCTAGTTTAGATTCACTTTTAAAAGTTACTACATCAGTTCAGAAGTCAAATGAGGATTTAACTAGTAAGGTAGGCAGAAAGAATAAAGTTATTTATTGGCTAATTGCTTTATTAATTGGTTTCTCAATACCGTATTTAATTAAGTTTATAAAAATAATAGATATATGAATCCATCAGATGAGTTTTTTAGGTTACTAAAATTATTTGAGGGATGTAAATTAGAGGCATATCGTTGTCCTGCTAATGTCGTCACTATTGGATATGGAAGTATTTTAGATAGCAAAGGCAATCCGTTTCAAATGGGAACTAAGATAACTTTAGCTGATGCAGATTTGTTACTAAAGAACGAAGTAGATAGGAAAGCGAAGTTTCTAAATAAAGAATTAGGAAAAACAATAGTAACACAAAACCAGTTCGATGCCTTATTATTGTTCCAGTATAACTGCGGTAATGCAGCACTAAGTGGTAGTACTTTATTCAAAAAGGTAAAAGCTAATCCTAATGATAAAACTATTGAAGCTGAATTTAAGCGATGGGATAAGGGTAATGGCAAAGTGTTAAAAGGTTTAACAATACGCAGAGCAACTGAATCAAAACTTTATTTTACTAAATAAAATCTATGCGTCCAAGATTCAACAAAACACAAACGGAATGGTGGCAGCAAAAACAGTTATTTGATAAACAACTTTACAAGGTATTAATATTTTCAGACTGTCACGGATGGTTAGCAGATCTAACTGCTTTAAGATGTATTAACCAAGTACTGCAGCATAATAAATTTGATGAAGTAATTATTAACGGCGATGTAACCGATATGCCTTACATATCAAAGCACAGTCAGAAACTTTATCAAGAGGGAATACTTAAAGGATATACCGAAGTCGGAGAGATAGAATACACTAAAGAGCAGATACTTAAGCCTTTACGATTAAGTACAGATGCAAAAATAAGGGTTAGATTAGGCAACCACGATGAAAGAATAACTAATCCTTATAATTTAGGAGATAAGCAACTTGCACGATTAGCAGTACTTTATAAGAATTATAATACTACTAAATACGATGAAATGCTTGATCTTAAGAAAAGCGATGGCTTTATATATGACGAAAGCGACGTGTACAATTTATTCAATATTTTCGACATCACGCACGGATTAAGTTTAAATAAAACTGCAGCAGAAAAAAACATATTTGAATATATGGGTAGTGGAAGCACTGGTCATACGCATAGATTAAATTCTAAGTATTTAACAAATAGAAAGAATCCATACGTATGGCTTGAAAGCGGTTGCACTCGACTAACAAAAGAAGTAGAGTTTTTGCCTACCGGCAAAACTGCAGACTGGCAGCAGGGATTCATTGAAGTTGTATTTACAAAGACAGGATTTTTTGCACAACCTACTTTGATTTTAAATGGAGAGTGTTATTATAACGGTATAATCTATAAAGGATGAACGGCAGCATATTAATACCGGAGAAATTTAAATTGAATGGAAAAACTATTCAGGTGTTAATAGATAATGAATATTGTCACGATAATAAATGTTTAGGAGAAGCAGACTTTACTTTAAATATTATAACTTTGTGTGACCAGTATGCCGGTAAGAAAGTTAATAAAAGAAGTAAAGAGCAGATATTTTATCACGAATTAATACACCATATTTTAAATGCAATGAACTTAGAGAAATTAAAGTATAATGAGTTATTTGTAGACTGCTTTGCTGATAAATTAATTGAGTACGAACGGACAAAAAGATAGTTTGTTTTTTGGTTTTGGTTTTAACCCTGTCATTTTTATGATGGGGTTTTTTATTTGAAACCTAATAGAATCAATAGTTATTAAAATAATTATATATATAATATAATATAAATTAATTTAAAATAAAGTTTAAAAAAAAGTTTATTATATTGAATAATAGTTTATCTTTGGTTTCTAAATAACAATTAAAACTAAAAATTATGAAAACTTTAAAAGCAAAAATTAACACAAAAAGTAATTTTAGAAATTTAAATGGTGTTACTTTAGATGTCATTGAGATATCAGGAAGTAGAGTAAGTTGTATTTATTTTGATAGAATAAATTATATTACAATTGATTTTACTTTACAGGAAGTTCAATTAAGTTATTAATAAAAAAGGGGTGCAGCATCCTATCAACTGCATAAACTAAAAACAAATAAATGAAAACAGTACAACCACCAAATCCGCCAAGTGATTTCAATACTTGGATTAACTACATTTTTAACTTAATAAAAACCAACTATGACACACCAAGAAATTAAAGATGCAATTATTATTTCAATCCTAATTTTTGGCGCATTAATCGCCGACAAACTTTTAAACTTTTAATTATGAAAATCAAATTTAAAACCGAAATTGAAAATGAAATTGAAATTGAATTACCATTATTTTTTAAACTAAATAATGAAACTATTCAAAATTCTTATTTTGCTATTCTTAAAGAAGATTTAGGTATATCTAACTGGGGTGGTAGAGATTTATTAGTAAATAGATACCCTGAACATATTGCTAAATTAACTTTAGATAAAGATTATCAGAAAATATCTGAAGAAGAATTTAAAACTATGTTAACCCAAACTTGTAATTATTTAATCAATTTAATCTAAAAAACAAATGAGCAATTTAATCAAAATTCAAGCCGAATTAAAAGCACCCAAAAATCAGACGAATGCGTTTGGTAAGTACAAGTACAGAAGCTGCGAGGATATACTCGAAGCAGTTAAACCTTTACTTCATAAATATAATTGTCAGCTAATTATCAGCGATTCAATTAAAGAAGCAGGTGGAGTTATTTACTGCGAAAGCAGAATAGTATTTACGGATGGTTTAGAAAACTATTATACTACTGCCTGTGCCGGGATAGAGCCAAACAGAAAGGGAATGGACATTGCACAATCCTTTGGTGCATCCAGTAGCTATGCTAGAAAGTACGCATTAAACGGTTTATTCTTAATAGATGACACTAAGGATGCAGATGCAACTAATAATCACGGTAAAGAAGAGAAACCATTTATGACTGACCAACAAATGATATCTTTAGTAGCTAGATATAATGATGGCGAAAGGGATGTATTTGAGAAAGCAAAAGCGCATTTAGTTTTAAGAGACAAAGATTTATTAACTATAAAAGCAATGAAATGATAGAGCAATATTCAAAAGAATGGTTTGAACAAAGAATGGGCAAGATAACCAGTTCAACCGTTTACAATCTAATGATTGAACCTAAGTTAAAATCTGAAGTAGGTAATTTATCTGCAACCACTAAGGAGTATTTAACTACTAAGTTAGCTGAAAGGCTTACAGGAGTACAAAGAGAGTTTACTTCTAATGCAACCAATCACGGTTTAGAATTAGAGAACGAAGCAATTAAATTCTATGAAGGTAAAACAGGATTAACTATTAAGTCTGGCGGTTACATAGAAAAGATAAGTGGATTGTATGGTGGCACTCCTGATGGATTAATAGAAGGCGGAGGAATTATACAGGTTAAATGTCCTTATAATTACACCAATCACATTAACAATGGTTTAATAGAAGGTCAAGAATATTTTAAGAAAAACTATAAACAATACTACTGGCAATGTCAAAGCGATATGATGATTACAGAAAGTGAGTTTTGCGATTTTGTTTCGTATTGTCCTGAGATTGCAGATAATCTTAAAATGTTTATTTTTAGAATAGAGGCTAATATTGAAGATATGGAATTACTTTTATCTAAGATTAAACAGGCAGGAGAATTTATGAATAACCTTTATAACCAATTAACAAATGACCGATAATTTAAAAAGCATATTAAAGTATATCCAAATTTATACCAATTGCAGCAATTATGATTTAGACAAAGTAGCTTTATTATTTGACAGATATCCTTTGGAAAAGGTTAAGATTCAAGTAATTGAGAAAGAAAAAAAAGAATTTATTAAAAATTATAATGATTTAGATAAATGGACTATCAATTATTTAAAAGAAAATAATATAACTTACGAACAATTAACAGAGAATAATAGAAAATACGAAACTGTTAAACGTAGGGTTGATTTTTCAAAAGCAGCTAGAGAAGATGGATTTTATTTAACTGATATTGGAAAGAAACTTAAGATGCATCATTCTAGTATTATACACCTCGTTAACCACTTTAAACAATAAAAAATGACAACACCAACAAATCAAAATGCAGAAGTATTAAATTTATTACTTACTGAAAAAACAACAACAAGTTTAAATCTTGTTATGAATGGTATTCTTAACCCTACTGCTAGGATATCTTCTTTGAGAGCAAAGGGAGTGAATATCATTTGTAGATTTATTAACCACACTAACAAGTTTGGTAGGTCAATCAGGTACGGCGAATTTTCAGTATTAAACAAAAAAGATTCAAGAAGAATCTACAATGAAATCAATTAATTAACTTGGGGAGGTTAATTGCCTCCCCTTAAATTTTACTTATGATTAACATAAAAAAAGATATATTAGAATATAGAATAAATAATTCAGCAAAGATTTTTTATATTTACCTTGAGCATACAAAAAGAACAGAAAAGTCAAATGCTTACTATGCAGATGCTTTTGAGGTATCTACAATGACAGTTAACAACTGGCTTAATGAATTAAAAGATACCGGATTAGTAGAGGTAACATTTGAGGATAACAAACGTAAAATCACAATCAATGAATAAAAGTTATTACTTTAGCCACGATTATAATTCAGCAAACGATGTTAAAATCTTATTTTTAAGGCAGCAGTTAGGGATGGAAGGTTATGGTATTTATTGGTTCTTAGTTGAAAATCTTGCTCAGGCAGGTGGCATTTTACCTTTAAATATTACTCCAGTATTAGCGATGCAGATGCAGACAAATGAGGTTAAAGTTAAGGCAGTTATTGAAGAATTTAATTTATTTACTATTGCAGAAAATGGATTTTTTTCTAGAAGATTAAACGATCATTTAGGACTGAGAAAAAAGCTAAGCGATAAAGGTAAAATTGGAGCAGCTTTACGTTGGAAAAATGGGGGGGCTATTACCCTCCCTAATGGGGAGGCTTATGCAAAGAAAGAAAGAAAAGAAATAAATAAAGGGGATTTTTTAACAAAAATAGTTCTTTAATACAATTTTAGTTATCAATTAAGTATAACTATCATTTAAAAGCATTTTAAGATATCAAGGTTTGATTTAAAATAACTTTTGAGGGAATCTATCACGAATACATTAACCAACCTAAAAACAGGCTTAAAATGGCTAAACAACCACCAAACAATAAAGATGTCGAAGATAGGATTCTAGGAGTGTTATTAATTGAGCAGAATTCAGTTCATACATATATAGCTAAAATTACAAGTGAGTTTTTTTACAATACTAAAAACCAATTAATCTTTAAAGCGATACAGGGGTTATATGATAAAATGTCTGCTATTGATATAGTAACTGTATCACAATACTTGACTAATAAAAAAGAAATGGACTTAGTAGGCGGTGCTTATGAGATAGTAAAGTTAACTAATAATGTAACCGGCAGTAGTTCAATGAATGATTGGATATTAATACTGCAGCAAAATTATCTACAAAGGAAAGGAATTACAATAGGTCAGGAATTAATTAATGATTCTTATCAAGGCGAGATTGAAAATCATTTGAATAATGCTTCTACTAAGATTTTAAATGCTCAGGAAAGCATATATAAAAATAGTGAGAAAGGGATGGCGCATTACATAATGTCTTTATCAAAAGAAAGGGATGCAGTAATAGAGAACGGACAAATAGGAATAGATACTGGTTGGCAAAGTTTAAATAAATACATTAGCGGATGGGTTAATCCTGATCTTATAATCTTAGCAGCAAGACCGGCACAAGGTAAGACTGCCTTTATGCTTAATGCAATCCTAAATGTATTAAAACAAGATAAGCCGGTAGGAATATTTAGCCTTGAAATGAGTGGGGAGCAATTAGTTAACAGGTTAATTAGTTTAGATTCAGGGATTGCACATCATTTGTTAAGAAATAATAATTTAACAGAAGCGCATAAATTTATGTTAATGGCTTCTGAAGACAGGTTACAAAAAGCAAAATTATACATTGATGATACACCAAGTTTAAATATTAGAGATCTAAGAAGTAAAGCAGCAATACTTAAAAGAAAATACCAAATTGAGTTCTTATGCGTTGATTATCTGCAACTTATGAGTGGAGTAGATAGGAAAGGAAACAGGGAAAGCGAGATAGCAGAAATTAGTCGAGGATGCAAAATAATAGCAAAAGAATTAAATATACCAGTACTTGCATTATCTCAATTAAGTAGAGCAGTTGAAAGCAGAAACGATAAAATGCCTCAACTTTCTGATCTTAGGGAAAGCGGTGGTATAGAACAAGATGCTGATTCGGTTATCTTTTTAATGAGACCTGAGACTTATGGAATAAGAGAAATAGAAGTTGATGGTATGACACATAATTCAGAAGGCAAATGTATAGTTAAGATTGCTAAGAACAGGCACGGAAGTTTAAAAAACATACCATTCCAATTTATTGGAGAAAGAATGGAATTTAAAGAATTATTATAATTTATTTATCATATTGTTGATGTTAACGAAATGATGATAATTCGGCATATTTCCGACATAACCGCCATTTAATGATTATGTTCCCGACATTCATGTCGGAGACATATTTAATAAATTAAGTAGTTATACTACTGATATTTTAATAAAAGTAAACAAATAAGTTGACTATATTATTATTAATACTTAAAAGTAAAGTTATACCTTTAATAAAAAAAAAATTGGTAAAGCAATAGCTATACATTTTGCATGAATTTTACAAAATATTGATGCTATAACTGGTCATTAAAGTCACAATTATAGCTTAATGTGTGACTTATCCAACACATTAATTATACGCAATAGGGTATAAATATCTAAAATATTAAGGATTTATATGCGATAGGGTATAAACTAAAAATTAGAAATATAAATCTAAAATTATAAAAATTAATTGTAAAATAATTTAAATAGCAACAAAATAGAAATATATATCTAAAACAAACTGTTCCAATTTGTCACGCTTTAAATTAAAATTATGAAAACACCCTTAAAAGAATTAATTGAAAGGATTGAAAAGCAAATGTCTGCAATACCCGATGACCCAAATTTGACTGAGAGAGCATTATATGACTCTTATTTAAACTGTAAGAATTGGGCTACTGAATTACTTGAAAAAGAAAGAGAGCAGATAAGTAAGGCTTGGGATGATGGTGATTACGCTTATTTTTATAATAAAGAAACAGGTAGAGATTTTGAAGATGGAGCAGAATATTATAATAAAGTATTTAACAAATAACATATGACAGACATAACAAAATGCGAAGGACAAAAAGGTGCAATTCATTGCCCTTATAAAGAAAATTGCTACAGGTATACTGCAAAGGGGGATGAACTATACCAAAGCTATTTTATGGAATTACCATTAAAAAAAGATAAGTGTGATTACTACTGGGGGGAAAATGGAGAAAAAATATGGAGTACTAAAGAAAGATAGTATTGATAACTTTTTTAATAATGTGAATAACTTTATTTTAATTTTATTTAATGTTAGAGAAAGACTTACACAGGTTAGTTTGCGACTACATACGAAAGCTATACCCTTACGTTATATTTAGAACTGACTTCAGTTCAGGAATGAGAATGAGCATAGGGATGGCAAAGCGACACAAAGCACTCCAGTTCTCAAATGCTTATCCTGATTTATTTATTGCTGAACCTAAAGGAAACTATGCCGGTTTATTTATAGAATTAAAAACAGTTAATAACGTAGTATTTAAAAAAGATGGCACAATGCGAAAAAATGAACATCATCAGGAGCAAGAGATAATGATGATGAAGTTAAGGGGCAAGGGATATAAAGCAGAGTTTGGACAAGGATTCGGACATACGATTAAAATAATAAACGAATATTTAAACCAATAAAAAACAAACCAAATGAGTACAGAAAAAAAACAAGCAATCAGATTAGGAAGCGGTAAAAAGATTAATGAAACTTTCCTATCTTCAAGTCTATGTATCACAGATGCACTAGAGCATTCTTATGAATACAATGGCAAGAGGTATGTAAAAGTAAATATTAATATTTATGCTGAACCGGACCAGTATGGTAAGAATGTAAAAATTACTTTAAATGACTTTGAACCTAAGACAGAAAGTAAAGCAGTAAATATAAACACCAAAAGCAATTTACCATTTTGAAAAATCACACAAAAGTATATTTAAAGTATTTTGGTTATGGACAAGATGATTATATACCCTGCGAAGTATGTGATAATCGTGCAGTTGACATCCACCATATAGAAGCTAGAGGAATGGGTGGCAGCAAAGAGAAAGATT